TATGGTATTATTATATTGATGATGGTAGTGGAAGTATATACACGAATCTTTATGGTATCGAATTTTTAAATAATCCAGATGATGATTTTGGTTTAGATGATGATAAAATAATTACAACAACAAGAAAACTTGTAACTAATGACAATCAAGATGGATTATCATATATATATAATTTAAACTTAGATTTCAAAGTTGATAATGATATGTTACCATTAAAATATGATACAACTTCTGTGTATAATTTATTTGGTTTTGATTTATATAATAATGTAATGGCAAATTATGGTAAATTAAATAGAAGTTTTATGACAATTATTGATCAAAATATAAATCTAAATAAAAAAGTTTTAGATTTAGAACAATTTTTATTTTCACAAACTGATTTAGATGAAATAAAAAGTAGATTAGATAGTCAAGAAGAATTAATAAAAACTTATGAAACAAATCAATTTGTAGAATCTGATACTATTGGTATAGAAGTAGATTATACAAAAAATTATCCTGCATTAAAATTTAATACAAAATATGTATTATATGATCAAATTTATAATTATTATACATCAGAAATTTCTGTTTATAATTTACAACATCAAAATACTGGATTAACATCTGTTGCTTTTGATTTAGCATATCCAACAAAAGATCCTTACATTGGAGAAGTAAAAAGAGGAAGTAGTTGGAAAATTGTAACCCCAAACAAAGGTCGAACATTAGTTAATGTATATAGTGATATAATAAATGAATATTCTGGATTGACAACAAGTGTTGTTCTTGATAAAGATTTAGGATTTAAACAATCTATGGATTTTATTATTAGAGCTGATATATGTAATAAATTAAATGATTTTCAAATTGATATTATGTTTGATGATGGAATGGGAACTGGTAAAAGAGAACAATTATTAGTTAATAGTATTGATTTACCAATTGATGTTGAATATTATAATACAGATAATCCAACTGGTTCAACATTTAATAATTCACATTATTATGATGTAAATACATATGTAGATAGTGTTATAACTGGTTCTACATTAACAGAAATAGATATAAATGAAGATATTTTCCAAGATAATGATTGGGTATTTATTGATAATTTTATATTTAGAGATTCTGGTGGAACTATTGTAGATTATTCTGGATTATATCATATAAGTGGAAAAACAGGTATTCAATTATTTTTAGAATGGGATACTGAAAATACTGATTTTGTATTATTAGGAAAACCTTCTATTTTTTATTATAAAGGTATTAAAATTTCAATATTAAGAATAGATGGAACAAATACTTCAGATATAAATCATAGATATCTTATAACTAAAAATTTCTTAACAAGAGAATATATACAAAAATTAAATATATAAAATGATAAATATAAGCGAAATAGAAACATCAATTAAAAATATATTATCTGAATCATCTATTCAGTCATCAAATAATGTATATGAAAAAAATAATAACGGATATAAATTAGTAATTGATTTTAAAAATTTATATAATGAAAAAACTAATATAATTTTTACTAAATTAATCTTTTATGTAGATGAAAATAAAATGTATTTATTAGAAAATGATAATGAATATCAATTTAAATATTTATATGATATAAATTGTAATTATAAAAATAATACATTTGAAAATATTTTAGAATTTGAAACAAAATTTTCAAAAATAATAAATAATAATATATTTGGAAAAGATATTAAAATATTATCAGATTTTATAAAATCTCCTAGTACATTAATAAATACATGGTTTTCTAATAATAACATTAAAAATATATCAGTTTATGAAGTAAAATTAGATGAAAAATATAAAATAATACCTTGTAAATCATTACATTTTGATTTTATAATTAATTTAAATAACCAAATAAAAATTAATTTAACATTAAAAAAAGAAACAAATAAAAATTATATTTTAACATTTAAAATTTATGATAAAACAATTGAAGAAGAAAGACCAAATTTATCAACATTCATACAAACAATAGGAGAAACCATAAAAACGAAATATGTATAATAATATATAATAAAAAAAAATACATTTAATGAATAAATTCTTTGATTTTATTGAAATATCATATAGTAAATTAACATTACAATTAGAAAGTTGGCTTAAATCTGTATATAATAAATCAGATAAAATATTTTCACATTCATCACCAAGTGGAATGATAATGCATATACAAAAAATATTGTTTAGTAACAATATGTTATATTTAAAAAATTCATTAAAACAAATTGATATAGAAAATAGTCAAAATGATAGAATTATAAAAAATATAGCTAGAATAAGTGGACATAATCCAAGTAGATCAATTTCCGCATCTGGAACAATTAAAATGAAATTAAAAGTAGGAATAAATTCAGCTGATAAAATTAGTGGTTCAAAAATTTCATTACTTAATAATACCACATTAAAAAATAAAACAAATAATTTATATTATACAATAATTACTGGTGATTCAACAAAAAAAATATATGATATTAATTCATATACAGATTTATATTTTAATATAAAACAAGGAATATATGAAGAACAAACATATACTGGTGATGGTGAAACAAATAAATCAATATCAGTTGTTGTTAATAGAGATCAAACAATTGATAATTTTTCATTTTCAGTTTATTATAATGGTCAACCATTAAAAATAGTAGATAGTTTATATGATATGTTACCAGGTGAACTTGCTTGTTTTACAAGAACTGGTTTTGATGGTGGGTTAGATATATATTTTGGTACTGATAATTATGGTTTTATTCCAGTAATAGGTTCTATAATAAAAGTTTCTTATTTATTATCAGATGGTACTAATGGTAACATACTTAATAATATAGTAAATGATTTTAAATTTGTAGATGATGTATATGATCAAGATGGTAATATTTTAAATATGGATGATTTATTTAATATTTATATTTATAATGATATAAATTTTGGTGTTAATAGTGAAAGTATAAAATACATGAAATCAGTAATTCCTTATGTATCAAGAAATTTTGTACTAGCAACACCAGAACAATTTATTTATCATTTAAAAAGACTTAATATGTTTTCTAAAGTAAATGCATTCAATTTATTAGATGAAAATAATATTAATAATAATACATATATAAATAAATTTATAATAGATACATTTGGAAGTAATATAGATGTTGATTATGTTAGAACTAATATGTCAAAATATTTTCCAAATATATATGATAATCAAGTATATTTATACTTAATACCAAAAATAAAAAATTATTTTGTTGATGATTATAATTATTTTAATATACCATTTGATGTTTTTTATTTAGATGATGATGAAAAAGAAAAAATTATGAATTATCTAAAAACAATGGGTATATTAAGTATAACATCTAATGTTACTATATTACAACCAAAATTAAGCCTTTATATAATAAATATTTATATAAGACGATTTAATGATGATTCAAAAGATAATATAAAAAATAGTGTCATTGATATTGTATCAAATTATTTTATTGAAAATGAAAGATTTGATAGAATAGTTAAATCTGATATTATAAAAACAATAAAAAATGAAATATCAACTATTGATAGTGTAAATATAGAATTTATTTCAAAAAAAAATGAAGATTATCATAGAGAAGGTTTAAATGAAAATTATTCTACATTAGAAGATTCTGTTAATATGATTAAAAATGGAACTACATATACACTTACTGAATATGATGAAAATAATATGTTAGGTATTGATACAGTACAAGGAGATATTATTGTAGAAAAAGATGAATTACCAATTTTAAGAGGTGGTTGGTTTGATAGAAATAAAGTATATTTTAATGATACACCAGTTTCAGATAAATTAAGTTCTATAAATATAATATGGTCAGGTACAAATGAAAATAAAATTGCATAATGATAAAAGAATTTAAAAATTTCAATTTAAATGAAGAAATTCATATTAAAATATATGATAAATTAAGAGATTCTATACATGATATTATTGTTAATTTTTTAAAAAATGATGAAAAAATAAATATTATTGATTTATCTATTAAACTTGAAAAAGATTATAATATTAAAATTAATGAAAATGTATTAATTGAATTATTAAATAATTGGATTCATAAAAAAGATTATACTATTTTTAAAAAAGATGATAATAAATGGTTAGATTACTGGGAATATATGAAATTAATAAAAAGAAAAAAAGAAATTGCAAAATTAGGAAAAAGTAGAAGAAAAATACAAAGAAATAATTTCTATAGACCTTATTAAAAATAAAACAATAAAATGATAGAAAAAGATTCAGAAATAAAAGAATTGTATGATTTAAAACATATAAATGATCATGAAATTCATACACATTATGATTATGAAACAAATTTAATAACAAAAATGTTTCCTAAATATATATATGAAAATGATAATATGAATAATTTTTTAAATCATATGAAAAAACAATGGATATATATGATAGAATCTGTATTACCAATCCGTAATTTTTTCAACTTCACAGTCAATAAATGGTATAACAAACACAGTAATTAAATCTATTTTTATATTATTAAAAATAGATTATTTTTTAATAATATATAAAAATTATGGATAACGACAAAAATGTAAAATTTTATGGTAAAGTGGCTAAAATGCCATCTGATATTAAAGCATCAGATTCTTTACGATTTTTAGAAAATATTAAAGTTTCTAAACAAAAATTATGGTATATTTTAATTCAAAAACAAGATGATGAATTACAAATGATTAAATATAATAATAAACTAGGTGTTAATATGAATATGTTTGTTGAAAAATTAAAAAAATATTATAGTGAAAATGATGATATTAAAGAACATATTAAAAATTTAACAATAGATGGTGATAATAATTTTTCTATAATAAAAAATATTCCAAATATAGATATAAATGGAAAAAAACTCATTTCAATAATAACTGAAGATTTAATAAAATTACTTTATAATTAAAAACCATTTTTTTTTTTAATATTATAAAATAAAAAAAATATACTTATTCAAGTCTAAACTTTTTTTTTCACTTTTTTATAATTTAAAAATAAAATATAAATAATAGAAAAAAAATAAAAAATAAAATATGAATGATTTAATCAATTAAATCATTCATATTTTTAATATCATAACTAGCATAAATTAATTCATCATTTAATTCATCAACAAAATTAATATCAGAAAATAACAAAGATAATTTATCATTAAATATTGTTTTACAATAAACAATACTTTGATTAAATAAAATTTTAATCTTTTCTATTATTTTTTCGACCTCTTCATATTCTATATTATCAATTTTAATAAAAATATTTTTATTATTAGAATCAAAATCTATATTATATATTTCTTTTGTATCTACATTTAAAATATTAATATTCCAATTTGTATATTTAGATCTATTTGGTTTAGACCATTGATTAATACCAATTGTTGTATCATACCAAATTGTATTAGTATCTTTATCAATAAACTTTACTTGAAATGTTAAATTTTTATCACTTGAAGATTTAATAGTTAATTTCACCCCATAATGAAAATCAATTAAAAAATCTGTTTTTGGTTCTAAATATTTTAAACTTTTATTAGTGTTTTCATAAATATCAACAATTTTATTTTTCATTGTTTCACTTGTAATATCAGTTTTAATATCCATAACATTATAATAAAATTGTTCTAATCTATTTGATATAATACTCCAATCATATTTATCTCTAATCTTTTTTGTATTATTTTTAAATTTATCATAATCATTTATTACATCAGTTATTTGATATACAATATTATCTACATCTAATTCGCATTTAATAACTCCATCTAAACCACTTTCATTACTAATAACTGGAATACCACAAGATAAAGATTCTAATACATTTAAATTAGGATAACTTGAATCAAATTTTGATAAATATAAAAATATTGTATGTGTATTATATAAATTAATAATTTCTATATCATTTAAATCATTAATTATTGTTAATTTATCATAATTCAATAAATCATCATCAAAAGAACATTTATTTATTTTTGAACTAACAATAGTAATTGATAAATTCAATTTTTTTGCAGATTCAATACACAATTTAAAATATTTTGTATCTTCTAATAAATTATCACTTAATTCATTTGAATCAATACATAATATTTTATGATCATTATTAATAATATTATAATCTTTATATAAATTAATATCTACACCATTAGATAAATAAAATAATTTATTAATACCATTAAAATAATTATTAATAAAATCTGAATGACTTATAGATATTATAGATTTTTTCATAGAATTATAATTTTGAATAAATGACGGTGAAACTAAAATTCGATTAAAATTATCTTTTTTACTAATATCTTGATTATGTATAGAAAAAATATATTTTTTACCAGATTCATATAAATTAATACATTGATTTGATTTATGACAATGTATTATATCATAATCTTTTTTAATTTCCCATGGATATCCAATATCAAAAATATGTCCTTTTTTTTCTAAATTTATTTTATAATTCCATATTACTTTACCAATATCTCTATTCAATTTAGAATTTTGTATACCATCTGGTATGATATGCATTATTTTAAGTCTTTCTTTCATTATTTTTCTATTTTTTTATAAAAATCAATATGATATAAATCTTTAATATTAAATTTACCATAAAAATTTATTCTTTTAAATATATCATATCTATCTCCACTTAAATCATTGATTTTATTAATTTTATCATATTTAACAAATAATGGAGAATCTTCATCACTAAAAAGATTTATATCTTTATTTAATAAATGTGTATATGTTCTCATATTAACATTTATTAATTCATCTGAATTAATAAATAATACCCAATCTGTTTTTTCTAAATAATCATATCCAATTATTCTAGATAAAGATTTTTCATCTACATTTTTATCATATTCATATTCTATAAAATCACATTTTCCATTTTCATTTATATTTTTCATTATATTATTATCCTTTTCCACTTGATTTAAATATTCTGTATTTAAATCATTATAACAAATAATAATTTTTTTACTAAAATTATAAACACTATCTACAACATCTTTTAATTTAAAATAATCAAAAACATTAAAATTTATAATAGTTGATATATCTAAATCATCATTTTTTTCAAATATATTTATATCAATAACTTCTTTTTCTTCAATTATTTCTTTTTCTTCAATTATTTCTTTTTCTTCAATTATTTCTTTTTCTTCAATTATTTCTTTTTCTTTATTTTGATTATTAAGATAATCTTTTATTAATAAAGAATCCGTTTCTACATCTCCACTTAAATATACACAATTTAAATTATCATCATATTTTCCACAATACACATCTAATGGAAATAAAAATATCGTTAAATCATTTTCTATTGATTCTTTTACAACTAATGGATTTAATTCTTTTATAGAAGGAAAAACAAATAAATCACAAGAATTATAAAAATCAGAAACATCTTCACGTTCACCCCAAATAATACAATTATCTGGTTTATCATTCATTAAAGGACCCCAATATTCTTCAAAATTATAAGCTTGATTTCCCACAAAATGAAATAATATCTTCTCATTTTGTAGTTTTTTTGCAATATCAAAAAGATAAGATTGATTTTTATCGGGAGTAAATAACCCAATATTTAATATATGTTTATATTCTATATCCAATTTTAATTTTTCCATACATTCATATTTAATATCAATTATTTTTTTATCTATTGGATATTCAACAACTTCCATTGGAATATCAAATCTATTATATTTAAAACAACTATATTGACTCATAAAAATAAATTTATCTGGTAAAAATATTTTTTGATTTATATCAAAATCTGATGTATGTGTAGTTTCAAATATTTTATATAATCTATCTTTTTTATATATTTTTTTAGATATATCATATGACATAAACAATTCAGGTATTTCTTCAAAATGTATAAAATCTGGATTTATTTCATCTATAATATCAAAAATTTTATTCTTATCTTCACCTAATGTATATAATCTTTCATTTGATATTAATTTTTTAATTTTATTTTTTTGTACAGTATAAATTTTAGAATATTCTGTATATTCAATAACATATATTTCATATATATCTTTTATATTTTCTATTCTTTTTGTTAATACTTGTGGAGCACCACCAGTACTTAAATGAGGTGTTATTGATAAAAGTTTTTTCATTAAATTATATTCATTTTTATTATTATAAAAAAAAATATACAAATTGTTTAAAAAAAAAATACATAAAAGATTAATAACCACGAAACAATATTTTTTTTATATATAAAGATAAAAATTATATGCCAGATTCAATTAGAAATATAGATCAACAATTTAATTATAATAATATTTATTTTAGAATGTTAAATATATCATTAGCTAAAACATTAAACAAAAGATTAAGATGGATAAATTATTTTAGAGATGAAAAAAAATGTGTTATTGTTCCAATTTATCTTAAATATGCTGGATCAGAACGATTTTTATTAGATTCATATATAGATGATATTACTGATAAAAGAGTAGAATTAAATACTGACCAAATTCCAAGAGGTATTATTACACCAACTAGTTTTAATTCTATAAGTGAAGAATTTTCAAATCCAAATATTTATATGCCAAAAAACACTAAAATACATAATAAATATACAAAAGTGATAACAAAAGTTTTTGCAATACCAATAAATGTTAGTTATGAAGTAGAAATAAGAATAGATAATGAAATAGATACATATAAATGTTCAGAAAAAATATTAGATTTATTTTTTAATTATAGATTTTTTAATATGAATTATTTTGGAATAAAAATTGATAATATTTTAGAATTACCAGATGATAAAAACATTGAATTACCAACTGAAATTTCTATGGATAGTGATAATGTAAAAAGTATAACTTTTTCTCTTAATGTTAGAAGTTATTACCCATCATGGAAAGTTGATACTGATAGAGTAGAATGTGAAAATGAAGAATTTGAAAATATAAAACGTGTTTATTGGAAATCATATGTTAGTGATATGGATAAATTAGATGATGATTTACCAATAGATCCTAATTTAAAAAGAATGGAGGATTTTGATAAAAAAGGAGATTTTGCTAAAAATAATCCAACATATTCAAAATTTAATGTCATATCTACTGGTATAACATGGGGGTAATTTTTAGAAAAAAATGATTTTAATTATTATATATATAGTTATGTATTATGTTTAATTTTTTAAAAACATGCAACATTACAAAAAAAAAAATTAAAATATGAAAAATTTAAAATTAGAAATTTTTAATTTCAAACAAAAATTGGGATATGAACAAACAGATATTTCAACAGTTACTGAATCAATATTAAATAATTATGATAGTTATTCAGAAAAAGAAATTAAAAGTATATTAAATGAAAAATTATTCAAATATACTTATGATTCAGAAGTTAAATCTCTTTTGGAAAGTGTAGATGATGAAATTCAAGCAAATTCTTTAGTATATGAATTAAAAGATTTATATAAACAAGTAGAAAGACAAAATCAAGGTATGATTTATAGACATCCATTAAATGTTATTTTAGAAATAATTAATCAATCAAGTGATGATAGTAGAATGGAACACATATTAAATGAATTAAAATTATGTGAATGGGTTCCACAAATCAAAAAATTTATTTATAATTTAACACAAAATCCTATGGAAAGACAAAATATGAATGATTCTGGAAAAGGAAATAAAATTTATACAATAGTTGAAAAAACAAATAATGGATATTTATCATACATTGGTGATAGATGGTTTATTTTAAATGAAAATGAAGTAAAACAAACATTATTAGAAGATAATATAGAAAACGAAGAAAGAATTAGAGAATTAAGAATAGTAGAACAAGTTTTAAATCTTACAAATATAGAAAATGATATTTTTTATTTAAAAATAGATGAAAATTTAACTACTGGTATTTCAACAAAAGATAAATCTCTTTATATTAATAATGAAAAATTAGATAATGAAACTACTTTAGAAAATATATTTAATTCTCCAATTGTCCCATATTTGAAAAAAGATTATTATATTCTTTTAAATACATTAAAAGAAAATTTAGATAATATGGTAGAATTAGATATCGCTATAAAAGTAGATAATATTTTAAATCCTACTTTAGAATTATATGCATTTAATTATAAAGATAAAATGTATACTTATAATAAAGATATGAGAACTGGTTCTTCTTTTTATCAATATGAATCTGTTAATGAATTAATTCAAGATGTTAGAAGAGAATTAGATTATGATTTAACACCATTTTACGAAAATAAACTATCTAAAGAAGTTAAAAAAATGAGAAAACTAGAAGATAGAGAAAAAGTTTTAGAAAGTAAAATAAGAGATGTTCAAGATGCAATTGATGAAATGACTAATGAAAAAGAATTATTAGAAAATAATAAAGAATTAAAATTAACTTTTGATAATTTATTAATATATAAACATCAATTAAATAAAAAAATCAATGAATTGAAAGACTATAAAACACAATATAGAAAAGTTAATATTAAAAAATAATAAATAAATTAAAAAAAAAAAATGATATGGAATTTTATTTCTATATCATTTTTTTTTCATTCTCTCCAATTCCAATAAAAATAAACTTTTTTACTTTATTTTTATATATTTTTTATAAAAATAATTATTTAATATAAATTCCTTTTTAAAATTATCATCCTCAAATATAAATATAAATCAAAAATAAAAAAAATAAAAATTTTTATGGCAAAATATATAGAAGATACTCAATTATATTATGAAATAGTATTATCAAAAGGAAAAGGAAAATTAACAAGAAAAGCAGAAAATATGTTAATTCTTATTGGTAATAGAATAATCACTAAAAAAGAAAGAAATTATAAAAATTTAGATGATAGAAATGATTGTTTACAACAAGGATTATATATGATGTTTCAACATTGGACAAATTTTAATGAAAAAAGATTTAAAAGTGCATTACCATATTTTTCTGAAGTATTTAAAAGAGCAATGGCTCAAGGATTAAAAGATATTTATAATATTAAAAATAATAAAGAAAAAATAACAATGATTAGTTTAGATTCAAGTAATGATGGACAAGGATTACATAATATATAATATATGAGTAAACATAAACCTAATAGAAAAGATAAATGGTATAGTGGAGAATATAAACCACAAAACCCAGATAAATATGTATCAGATATTACAGATATTATATGGAGATCAAAATGGGAATATAAATTTTGTTTATATTGTGATTTTGAACCAAAAGTTAAAAAATGGGCAATGGAAAATATTAAAATCCCATATAATGTAATGGTTAATGGAATATATGTAACAAAAACATATATTCCAGATTTTTGGTTACAAGTAGAAAATACAAAAAACGAAATTGTTGAAATGATTATTGAAATTAAACCACAAAAAGAATTAGAAGAACCAATAGAACCAAAAAATCACACATTAAAATCTTTACAAAATTATGAATATATGCTTAAAACATATGTAAAAAATCTCAATAAATGGGAAAGTGCTGAAAAATATTGTAATAAAAGAAGTATACATTTTCATGTATTAACTGAAAAATATTTTGATGATAAACAAATAAAATTATTTTAATGTATAATTTAAAAAGTTATTGTGGTAAATTATTTGGTCAATATAATAATAATATTAAAAAAATAACAAAAGAAAGTACAGATATAGTTTTTGAATTAATTAAAAAACCAAATAATGAATTATTTTTTGCAAAAAAATTTTATATAGGAAAATTTTATTTTATTTTATATAATTATAATGGAAATAAAATATGGTGTCCAATTTTTTTAATTGATGATAGATATGATCCAATTAACCAAAAAAGAATTCTTTATGCTATTAATATAGATTATTTACCATATGCATATAGAATCATATTCTTTGATATTTTATTTAATATGTTTAATAAAACAATTGAATATAATAGATCAGATTCAATTAATATGGAAAAATCACTAAATGTTGATTTTGAATTAATATATAAATTATTAAAAAAAAATGGAGAATATGATTATTCAATAACTGCATTTAATTTTGAAAAAATAGATCAAATAAAAAAATATTTTATTTCTACTAATTTTGTTAATCGTTTTTTATTTATAGATACTAAAATTGTTAATATTAAAAATATGAGAGATTTATTAATTGTTATGAATGATTTAAATATTAAAAATAGATTATCAAATATAATTGAACTTTTTGAAAAAATTAAAGAAGATTTAAATATTAATGAACAAAAAAAATATTATAAACAATTAAAATCTATAGAAAGTATGTATAAACTTATTGAGAACAATAAAATTTAATATATAAATTTATATTATAAAAAAAAAAAATAAAAAATAATTATGTCAACATATAGTAAATTTGGTGGTTCTGAAATCGATTCAAATGGTGGAAATACAACTTTTTATAATAGAATACTAAGAAATCTTAGTAAATATGGTATGTCATGGGATGATGATAAAATCAAAAATACATATTCAATTGGACCACAAGAAGATACTAATGATTTAATATATGAACCTGGTACTAATATGTATGATCTTTTTACTAAAAAAATTGTATCTAGATTTTTAGACCAAAAATCAGTAGCATATTTAGATAGAACATATTATGATAAACGTAAAATATTAAGACAATATTCAATTAAAGATGAAGTTAAAGATTATATAACACAAGTTGCAGATGAATCTATTATGTATGATGATAATAATAGATTTTGTAATATTAAACAATTACCTGATAATTTTAATGAAGAAATAAGACAAAAATATAGAGATAATTTTGATAGATTAATGATGGATTTAAGAATGTTTGATGGAATTACAGCATGGAGTTATTTTAAAAATTTATTAATTGATGGTTATATTGCATATGAAATTGTATATGATAAAAAACAAAAAAACATAGTAGATTTATCTGTTATTGATCCAATAACATTAATAATAGCAACAGATCCAGGTACAAGTACTATGATATGGATACAACATCCAGATAACCCTCAAATAAGAAGAGTATTGTTAGATTCTCAAATTATATATATTTCATATTCAAATAATAATGAATATTTTGAAACTAGTTATGTTGAAAATATGATAAGACCATATAATCAATTAAAAATGATAGAACAAACTAAAATACTTTATAATATAAATCAAGCTGCAATTTATAAAAAATTTATAATTCCAACAAACGGATTAACAAGACAACAAGCAGAACAACAAATTTCACAATTAATGTCTGAATATCATGAAGATGTACAATGGGATGATCAATTAGGAACTGTTAGTATTAATGGTAGTCAATCTATTCCACATAGTAAAGATTATTGGTTTCCTTCTAGTGGAGAAGGAACACCTGATGTATCTATTGAAAACCCAAGTGGAATAGATTTAAATGAAGATATGATGTTAGGATGGTTTTATAAAAAACTAAAAAGATCAACAAAAATACCATTTAGTAGATTTGATGAAGATAGTGGTGGTGGTAATGTTTATAATGATACATCAGATATTACAAGAGATGAAATAAAATTTAAAACATTTATAAATAGATTAAGAACAGTATTTAAAGAAATAATAATTAAACCTTTAAAAATTCAAATGATATTAGATTTTCCAGAATTAAGAAATGATCAACTTTTTAATACATCAATTAATATTGATTTTAATTCAAATGAATTATTTGAAGAATGGAAATTTTTAAATAATTTATCAAAAAGATCTGAAATTGCATCAACAGTAAATTCAAATTTAACAGATGAAGAAGGAAATGGTTATTTTGATTTAGAATGGATTGTTAAAAATATAATGAAATTAACTGATGAACAAATTGAAGAAAATAAAAAATATAAATCAAGAAATATAAATTCTAAAAATAATAATGAAAAGGGCGGTGACTTCGGTGGAGGTGGTGACTTCGGTGGAGGTGGTGACTTCGGTGGAGGTGGTGACGT